CAGTTCAGCTACTTCTTTTCCAGTCAGTCCTGTGGACTGATCAGGTAAATATAAATTCTTCCATTTGTAAATCGTTGCTTCAGATAAGCCATATTCTTTCGCTAACCCTCGAACAGAACGTCCAGTTTGATTCAGTTCAACAATCATTTGTTTAAAATTTTCTTCATATCGGGTCATAAAAATTCATCCTCTCGTAGATAAGTTTAATTTATTCTTGTCTCTACGAAAAGCTGTCTAAGATTTGATACTAACACCAATAACGATAGTTACTGAAGACAATGAAAAAGTTGAAGGAGTCCTTAAGAATTATGTTTTATTAGGGAAAGTTACTTAATTATTTTTATGATTGCTCTAGCAACATTCAAAAAAGGATTTTCATTTGTTATATCCTTAAGAGAGCTGTACATGAGTAATGCCCCCGCTTTTGTGAATCCTACAGTTCTCTCTTTGTTTAATACATCCATTTTTCCTATTAAAAAAGTTGCAGTTTCATCGTTCAGAGCATCGCCAGCTTCTTGGTTAGCATCGACATTATTTCCAGTAAACCTTTTTTTCTGTACCCCTTCATCTTCAGTTATAAAGGATATACCTCTAGTTGAGTTTAATTTAGTTTGAATTTTTTGAAAATCAAAATTAAAAGGATGGATTTGAATTTTATCGGGTTGCATACCTTCTAATGCTTTCAAGAAGTTTTTTGAAATGCTAGATGGTGCAGTAGAATATAAGACTTTATCTGTAGCATCATAATAAATTTTAAATGCCTCAGATTTTTTGTATTCATTATAAGCTTGTAATTCATCATCATCATTTAGTATAAAAATGCTCTCATTGATTGTTTCTATAAATGTTGCGTTATAAACTTTAAGTACTCTAGACTCAACGGTAATTGTTTTTGGGTTATCTGGACTAATAGTCCCAATTTCATTCATTTCATTTGAAATTGATAAAGGCAATTCAATTTCAAATTTGGTCGCTTTCTTAATAGTTAATGATTGCATTAAAATCCCTCGCTTTTTATAATTGAAAGGTCCCCACCCCTTTATGAATAAATTATACACCTCTTATTATGAATTTCACAATACTGGTATGTCACTGAGGTGGAAAGTTTTTACACTAGGCATGTATACTATATTAATGCTTCGGTAATCGTGCAAGATTCGGTTTCTTGCCATCAATTCTGTGTTTAAGGTATAAGTTCCTGCATGTAAAATTTTTAGCGACCTAAGAAGCTATGAACCATACGATACGGAATAATAGGAACAGGATAAAGGGTTGTCTTGTAGGATGTTTAATAGATATATAATTTCATCTCGGTTCTGAGAGGTAGTTTATACATATTAGATCACTCAATGAGTGGTCTTTTTATTTTAGAAAAGAGAGGATTTTGAAAATGAATCATGAGAAGTTTATCGAAAAATGCAAGGCTATTGTACGTGAAAGAATTGAAAATGAGATTGCTGACCTAAGTGGAGCAGTGCCTGAGTTTAGTGTTTTCATAGTCTGGTCATGCAAAACACTGCAAAATAGCAAAGCATTAGTCAGCGCTAGCTTAAAAGGAGCACCGTATTTTGAAATTACGTTGAACGGGGACAAAGGTGAAATCTATGTAGATACTTATCTCAAAAAATCAAATGAATGTATCAAAGTCTAGCACATGCTAGGCTTTTTCTTTACATAAAGGAGGCTACATAATGAGAAACTACTGGTATATATCGCTATCAAATAGATATCCGCAACCAAGCGAACAAGATTAGGTTCGGTCAGTTCAGTCAGTCCAAATCAAAAAGAAATACTCCATCATTGAAATGACCAGAGAAGCAACACCAAATGAGATCGATAAGTACAATCTTCGTTACTGTGGCCATGGATATTTTAGTGAGCAAAACATACAGACAAATATTGAGAGGTATTGTTAATAAAATTGAAAGGTGGTGTCAAAAAGATTAGAAATGAGGTAATTACTCTGGTGGTTGCCTTTTTGTTTATTCAATTCTCTCGCTTTTCCTGTTATTATATAGAAAATGTAATATTGAGAAGGAGAGATACTTAATGGCTAAAACTGAAGAAAATAAAAATTGCTTCATCATAACACCTATCGGCAATGATAATGGGCCGGAAAGAAGGTTTGCTGACGGCATTACGGATGCGGTTCTTCGTCCTGTTTTGGATGAGTTTGATTTAAAACCTGTGGCTGCTCATGATATTAGTGCTACTGGATCTATAAATGATCAAGTCATTCAACATATATATGAGGATAAACTTGCTATTTGTAACCTTACCGGTTTGAATCCCAATGTCATGTATGAACTTGGTGTAAGATTTACAATGAGAAAGCACACGATTCTTATTTGTGAAGAAGGAATAAGGCTGCCTTTTGATATTATTGCTGAACGAACTATTTTTTATAAAAATGATATAGCGGGAAGTGAGGAACTTAAAGAAAAACTTAGAAGAATGATTGAAGGAATCGATTATACTAAGGATCCAGAAAATCCAATTTTTAAAGTTTTAAAATTTGGTCAAGCTATGGGAAATATAGAAACTGATGATCCAAGTAATGCAATTCTTGAAAAGCTTCAGGAGCTAATTCAAAATAACTCGACTACTATTAATACAGGCAATAACTTGAATATCCCGTACACCGCAATTCTTGAGAAGCTTGATGGAGATGGTTTCACAGAATCTGAATTTAGGACACTAGCTTTAAAAATTCAAAGTGTAAGTAGTAATAATGTTTACATTACGAATTCACAATGGACATCATCTCAAAAAGTTCTGGCTATAAATTTCTATTCTAATATACCATTTGAGAGTGCTGTTGGGATAATTAACCAAATTATTTCTAATACCTTCCATAGTAAAGTGGAGTTGATGTTTTTAAATAATCTTTCTTTTAAGGGTTAAATTAGTATTGATAATTGTTTTGCAGTTTCCAATCGGAGGCTGCTTTTTATTTTGCATAAAGGAGATATGCATGTATCAATTAGACAAAGATAGGAAACGATTTGCAGAAACAAAAAGATTGTCATTTTGGAAAAGAAGAAAATGCGCTTATGATTATGTGTTCTTATACATACGAAATTGCGACAAAATATGGGGATGCATAAAATGTGGAAAAACGGAATGGCGCTAGGGATCATCTCAATTCGAGGTGGTCTTTTTATTTGCGCAAAGGAGGTTAACAACAATGTATAGACCACAATACTTAGAACAGAAGTATGAAGTAATTACTGTTCATGATGGTAGCGGCAGGGGAGTCTGGGAATTTAGAAGACCATCAAAGGTTGATACATACAAACGAAAGGAAAGCAATGAAGTTATTCCATTGTATGGCAAAAGAATAGCTAAGCATTAAATAAGATTGCGAAAGGAGACGGAACATGACCGAGGAATTCTATATATGGCTATTACAGTTGATAAGAGAAGATCGTTTAGTTAAGTTCTATCAGTCTCCTAAATGGCGCAGGCTTAGAGAGAAAGCGATGAAACGAGATCACTATGAATGCCAAGAGTGTAGAAGACTAGGTAAGTATCATAGAGTAGAAAACGTTCATCATATAAAGGAAGTCAAGGATAGACCTGACTTAGCTTTAGATTTAGATAATCTTATTTGTTTATGTGTTGAACATCATAATGAAGTTCATGGCAGATATCTTACAGCATTGGATAAACAAGAGAAGAAGATAGAAAGCTTTGCTAACTTCGATGCAAGTGAAAGGTGGTAAGTGCATGGTCATCAATGACAATGGCAGAGAGTATGACACAGAGAAGATTGAAGAGTATTCATCTTATACTCAGGGATTAATTAAACGTTTGATATACGTTCGCTATGTAGGCATCAGAGATCTGTTATCAGATAACTGCTGTAGCAAATACAAAGTGAATCAAGTAAGAGAAGCGTTGAATAAAGATAATAACGTTGAAAGAATAAAAAATGTTTTTGGATATAGCATTGAAGAGATTAATTACTACATTGACTTCGCTGAAGCTTTCATTCCGATGGTGAGATAACCCCCCCTTAAAATAAATCGCAAATTTTTTGGGGGTGATGAAACGGAGGGGGCTGTCAGGAAAAGAGATTTTTTCGAACTTTATCATGAAAGGAGGGCTAAAATGTTTAAAAACGAATTGTCTCAAAATCGCTACAGAGAAAAATTACGCCGCTCTTTAATAAGCCAATTGGAAAGTCAGAAAACAAATATTGAGCCATTCTTAGATAATGTTGATCGTTATATCAGTTTATGGGAAACGGCGATATCACTGGAAGAAGATATATCCGAGAACGGCATTAGATTGGAGAATGGTAAAAAGAATGAATCAGTAGCGTTGCTTGTTTCTGTCAACAAGCAAATGGGATTGATGTTGGATAAACTTGCCATTACTCCTGAATTGGTAGGTGAAGCAAATGAATCAATTCCTGAGTTATAAGCATATTGAAAATTGGTTCAAAGCTATAGAAGAAGGCACTATCAAGGTATGCAAAGAGCAATTATTGCTAAAAAAGTATCTAGAAGAAAGAGTCTTTACTAGAGAAGATATTTACTTCGATAAGCAAATGGTAGAGGATTCAATCAATATTCCAGCACAATACTTTCCATTTGAATTAATTCCGTGGGAAAAATTTCTACAATGTTTTATTTATGGAGTCCGATGGAAAAAAGATAAAACGTTAGTGTTCAATAGATATCTTTCATTAATGGGACGTGGTAATGGTAAAACTGGTTTTGCTTCTTGGAACAATTTTTTCTTGCTGACTGCAAAACACGGTATTAAAAATTATGATATTGATATCTATGCCAATAATGAAAGCCAAGCAAAGACTAGTTTTGATGATGTATTTAAAGTAATTAAAGATCATCCTGATTTAGATAAAAAAGTATTTAAAGCTACGAAGGAAGTTATTCAAAATATCGCTACAAATAGCAAGCTTCGTTATAACACGGCAAACGCTAGAACAAAAGATGGTAAGCGACCAGGTGCAAACCGCTTTGATGAAATTCACGAAAATGAAGATTATTCAATGATAAATGTGGCTACTTCTGGTGGTGGTAAAATTCGAGATTATAGAGAATTTTATGATACAACTAATGGTCATGTTCGTGGTGGTCCGCTTGATGACATTATAGAAGAATCAAAAATGATTCTTTCTGGAGAACTTGGAATTGACAAGGATGGAGCAGAATTTTCTAGTTTGTTTCCATTTATTTGTCGCTTGGATAACGATAATGAAGTTGATGATCCCGACATGTGGGAAAAAGCTTGTCCAACTATTAATTACAATGCAGATTTAAAACGGAAAATGTTTCAAGAATACTCTCAAATGCAACGTAATGCTGGTTTAAGACTTACGTTCATGACAAAACGAATGAACAGACCTATGGAAGATACACGATTTGCTGTTGCTTCATATGATGATGTTCTGCATACGAAAGAAAAAGAATTTCCTGAAAAAATGGATGAAGTGATAGGAACAGTCGATTTTGCTGATAGACGAGATTTTGCCAGTGTTGGGTTGCTAGGAAAATATGATAAAGATGTGTATTTTACCCAACATACTTTTATCCACGAATCAGCTCTTCGATTACAGAACATAAAACGAGAGGTTATAGATATTTCTATAGATCAAGGAAAATCACAAATCGTTCATGGGAAAAATATAGAAGCTGATTATATTGTAGGTTGGTTTCTTGAAATGAGTAATAAATATTATATTAAAAAAATCGCTATGGATATGTACCGTGCAAAAATATTGAAGCCCGCTTTAGAAGAAGCAGGTTTTACTGTGGAAATTGTTCGAAGCGGATCTGTTACACATGGTATGTTAAAAGATCTGGTTGATGACCTTTTTATTAATCAACGTTTATTTTTTGGTGACGATGCGATTATGCGTTGGTATTGCATGAATGTATATGAAGAGCATATTTCTAATGGAAATATACGCTATGAAAAAATAGAACCTGAAACTAGAAAAACGGATGGCTTTTTTTCATTCCTTCATGGTTTGAATTTTTTAGATGATATTTATGATTCTGCTCCTGTAACAGTCACAAATAGCTCAGTAGAAAATACAGGAACTGGATTTACTCCTCTAGTATTCTAACTTGAAAGGAGGTGAGAAAGTGGGGATTTTTCAAAAGGCGGTAGGATACTTCACAAAAAAAGCAACAGTTCCTTTAGAAGAATATTTTTGTAAATTGCAAGTTGATTTTGTGTATCGAAAATTTGCAATTGAAACTTGTATTGATTTGATTGCAAATGCGATGAGCAAAGCGGAATTCAAGTCATATGAAGATGGAAAAAATAAAAAGAATGATCTTTACTATAGGCTAAATGTAGCTCCTAATAAGAAAAATAATGCAACAGAATTTAGAAAAAAACTGATCAGGAGATTAATATTCTACAATGAAGTATTGATCGTTTCTCCGTCTAATAATTCTAGCGAAATATTTATTGCGGATAGTTGGGATATCACAGAGTATGCATTAAAAGATGATGTGTTTTCTCAAGTGCAAATTAACAACATAGTCCTTGATAGAGAATTTCTAGAAAGTGATGTTATCTATATAAAATACGCAGATCAACAAATTAGGCAACTAGTCGATGCGTATTATCAAGCGTATGGGAAACTCATTTCTAGTGCCATGAATGTTTACAAGCGTTCTAACGCTCGTAGATACGTACTGAAAGGGAATTTATTCCGACCGCAAGACAATACAACACAAGACCAAATCAATAAAATGATGACATCGCAGTTCAAACCATTCATGGAAGCGGACAATGCAGGGGCAGTATTCCAACTACAAGAAGGATTCAATTTAGAAGATTTCAGCGGAAACTTCCAAAGCAATTCAAGAGATATAAAAAACTTAATAGACGACATCTTTGAGATGACAGCAGCAGCGTTTCACGTTCCGAAAAACCTACTAAAGGGAGACATGAGTGGGTTATCGGATCAAGTGGACGCTTTTTTAATGTTCGAAATCATTCCAATTGCTGAACTTATTCAGGATGCGTTTAACGCTAGTCTCTATGAAGCAGAAGAATACTTGTCAGGGAATTTTGTACGTGTTGATACAACTATGATCAAGATTACTAGCTTCAAAGATTTGGTTGACGCTATTGATGTAGGCATTAGAAATGGGGTATTTACAATCAACGAAGGAAGAGAACGCGTTGGAAATGATCGCTCTGATAAGGCGATGGCAGATGAAATATTTATAACTAAAAACAACCAACAAGTATCGAAAGGAGGTGAGGCGAATGACGACAATGAAAACATTTCTAGCGGTAAAGAATGAAGGAACAGTACCGCAAATTTTTATTCAGGGATTTATTGGCTCTAGTTGGTTCTTTGAAGGGAATACTGATAAGGGAATCAAAAATATTTTGGATAGTCTAGGTGATCAAGAAGAAATTGAAGTAGTGATTAATTCAAACGGTGGAGACGTATTTCAAGGGATTGCTATTGGGAACTTACTTAAGTCAAATAAAGCAAAAGTTAACGTTGTGATTAACGGCTTAGCCGCTAGTGCTGCTTCAATTATCGCAATGGCTGGCGATACTATAAAAATTTACAACAATGCACAATTGATGATTCACCGCGCTTCCACATATGGAGAAGGAAATGTCGATGACTTCCGCACGATTGCTGATCAATTGAAATCAATTGATAAATCGGTAAAGGCTTCATATAAAACACGATTCAACGGTACAGATGAAGCATTGCAAGAACTTCTTGAAAAAGAATCGTTTATGGATGCAGAAACAGCTTTGAGTTATGGATTGGTCGATGAAATTATCGATGCAGAAAATAGCGCAGGTACTGAAGCTAAGAAAGAACAAAGCGTTGAAGAAATTTTGAATGACGTTGAAGAAAAAAGAGCAGAAAAAATTGCTGCATTTACAGCAGCATTAAATAAAACATTTGGACAAGGAGATGCAAAATAATGACAGTTAAAAATTTAAAAGGTGTAACAGCTGCAAGCGACCAATTGATGAAAGCTTTTAAAGATGGTAACGAAGAATCTTTTAGCGCAGCTATGGTAAGTTTATCTAAGGAAATTCAGGATAAAATTTTAGAAGAAGCAACAGCAAAAAATCAAGATCAATTAGTATTAATGAACCGTGGTCAGCGTGTACTAACTACACAAGAAACAAAATTCTATAACGAAGTAGTGAATAACGAAGGTTTTGCAGGAGTTGAAGAATTAGTACCAGCTACTGTATTTGAACGCGTATTTGAAGATCTAGAACAATCTCATCCACTATTGCAAAAAATTACTTTTGTTAACACAACTGGTGTAACAGAATGGATTGTGTCACGTGGAGTCAATCCAGCATGGTGGGGTAAACTTTGCGAAGCTGTTAAAAAAGTTTTAGATAATGGCTTTGACGTAATTAACATGAAGCAATTCAAGCTATCAGGTTATATTCCTGTATGTAAGGCAATGCTTGACTTAGGTCCAGTATGGTTAGATCGTTATGTCCGTACTGTTTTAGTAGAATCATTGAGAATTGCATTAGAACAAGCAATCGTTGATGGTACTGGTAAAGATATGCCAGTCGGAATGATGCGTGATATGAGCAAACAAACTAGCGGAGAATATGCTGAAAAAACAGCAGAACCTATTACAGCTTTAGATGCTGCAACTATGGGTGGTTTGATGGCACGACTATCAAAATTCAATATCGAAGGTGTAGATGATCCGATTTATCGTAATGTGAATCCTTCTGATGTGGTCCTAATTGTGAATCCAACTGATTACTGGTCTAAAGTATTCCCAGCTAAGACTGTACTAACTGCTAATGGAGAATATGTACAAGTATTGCCAGTACCAGTTTCAGACTTGCAGTCAACAGCTGTGCCAGAAGGAAAAGCAGTTATTGGGGTAGCTTCAGATTACTTTATGGGTGTAGGATCTACACTAAAAATTGAAGCTTCAGATGAATACCATTTTGTTGAAGACGAACGCATTTATCTAGCTAAACAATATGCAAATGGACAACCTAAACGTAACGATAGTTTCATTGTGTTAGATATTAGCGCTTTGGGAACTACTACTACAACTACAAAACCAACAACCACAACAACTACAACACAAGCGTAGGTGATCAGAATGAAGTATATTCTTTGTCAGCCGGCAATCAATCGGTTTAAATGGGAGCTTGAAGTTTGTTTAACTAATCTGAAGAAACTAGGAATCAAAGATATCGTATTGCTTTTCAGCAGACACGATGATCAGATTCCTATTTTTTTTGAGAAGGAATATGGCGTTGAAGTTCATGTGTACGATGATCTGCGGGACGACAAAGAGTATATTCCTTCGATTAAACCATATTTATGGTGGAAATATTTAGAAGAAGATCATTCGCGTGAGGACGACCGATATTTCTATATCGATTCGGATGTCATTTTCAATAAAAGAATTAATTTGCGCAAATTGCCTTCTAAAGATGATGTTTGGTATTGTAGCGACTGCTGTAGTTATCTAAGTCTTGATTATATTAGAAGCTGTGAAAACGGAGAAAAGATTCTAAAAGATATGGCAAATATTGTAAATGTTACAGTAGAATCTTTGGAAACTATAAACACTAATTCAGGAGGCGCACAGTGGGTTATTAACCGTCCTAAAGCGAATTATTGGAAAAAGGTTTATCTAGATTCTAATCGGCTATATCGCTACCTTAGAGGGCAAAAAACAAATATACAAATCTGGACAGCCGAGATGTGGGCACAGCTTTGGAACATGATGTATTTCAATATTGGTCCTAAAGTTCACGAGGAATTAGACTTTTGTTTTGCTACTGATCCAATAGAAAAAGTTAAAGAAGTAAAAATCTTGCACAATGCTGGAGTAACAACAGCTGACGAAGATTTATTTTTCAAAGGGAGATATGTGACTTCCACGCCTTTTGATGAAGATTTATCATTTGTAAACAAGAAAAAATGCTCTTACGCATATGCTAAAGCAATTAAGGCGGTGGTTAGGTGACACCTGAACAAGTGACTGAAGAATTGCTAACAGCTGTGAAGGATAATATTTACGTCACCTGGAACGAAGAAGATGAATCAATTAAAAATATGATAGCTAAAAATGCTGTTTATCTTCAAAGTAAAGTGAGTACAACTCTTTCTTTTTCGTCTGATAGCTTAGAATACGGATTGCTAATCGAAAGATGTAGATATGACTGGAATCGTGCTTTAGATGAGTTTGAGCAGAACTTCGCTAGTGAGTTATTAGGTTTCATTCAACATTATGCGTTACAAGAATATATTGCAGGTGATGGGAATGGCGAGTAATCGTAGACTCGAAGAAACGTTCAACGATGGTTGGTTAAAAATTTTGACGCAAACTACCAAAAGAAATGAATTAGGAAAAAAGATTGGTGTAGAAGATACAGAAATCACTTCTTTAAAATTTAGAAATCTTTCCATGAGAGATAGCGATATAACAGCTATGGATGCGATGGGGTCGAAATTAACTAAGAAAGTAAAGACTCCATTTCATCCAATCGCCAAGAAATTTAATAAAGATCAATATTTTATCGTAATCGATAGTATGCGTTACAACGTTATCTATGCCGATTACGATAATTTTTATATCTATTTTTATCTTGAAAGTGTGAGTGAATATGGTGATTGATAATTCTAAAGAAAAAGAACGTTTAAATAAGCAAATTTCTGCTATCAAAACTTCCTTAGAAGAACATTTTAAGCTCAAACTCTTTCAAGACTCTGTTGGCGAGGATGAGCTACCTGATGATTTTAATTACTTCATTCTCGAAACAGGAGAAATAGAAATGATCACTGAACCAAAATATAGCGTGGGTCAAAATCTATATCTAACTTTCTATTCAGAAAATAGAGAAGATTTAACAGGAGATTCACTAGATATTATTTCATTGATTCAAAATCGTTCGATTCGTTTTCAGAGAATGGATCCCAACCATTTAAAACTAGAAAATCAAGATCGTTATATCGATCAATTGGTATTTACGTTTAGACGATTATTGAAGAGTGATTGTCATGGCTAAAAATAGTTGGGAGCTAAAAATAAATGGACATGACGAACTTCTTGTGCGGATGGAACGCTATTCAAACGAGAGTGAACGACTGATCAATGAAGCATTGAAATCAAAAGGTTCGGCTATTGCAGTGGATAGGATTACAGAAAAAATTCCTGTTTCTGAAGCAGATTTAAGAAGAGGGCACCAACACGCAAAAAATAGTCGTCCACTAAAGACTCAATATATTAATTTAGGTTTCATCATTAGACCTACAAGAAAATTTGAGTATTTAAAATATCCTGATTTGGGGATAGGTACTTCTAAAAGAAATCAGCCAGACGAATTCATGAGAAGAGGATTAGGTCTTGCACTTGATCCAATTACAGAACTTCTGATTCGTCAATTCGATAAATTAAATAAATAGGAGGAACAACAATGGCTAAAACAACAACTGTAGTAACAACGTTCGATAACGTGAGTATCAAACGAATTGCTTTTAATTTTAAGAACGCAGAAAATGCAATCGCAACAGATTGTAACGGACAATTAGATGGCGAAACAGAAATGCAAACGGTGGTTAAAAAATGTGGAGCGACAGAAGTAAAATCAAAATCTAAACCAATCAATATGACGGTAACAATTACTGCGCATGTACCAATGGAAGTTTATCGACGTTTCAATGGATTGAGACAAGATGAGCGTATTAAACCAGGTATTTACTCTTACGGTCCTGATTCCGTAGGCGAAGATTTCTCACTTGCTGCAGAGATCGTGGATGACTTCGAAGAAAATAGCAAGTTAGTTGGTATGTTAGCATGCACTTCGAATACAGGATTAACATTCTCTATTGAAAATGGTGCGGATGAAGTAGCTGCGTTAGAACTAGAAACAAAAGTTATGCAAGATGAATTTGGTAAATTTTATCATGAAGCAATTGTTGCAGAACTTGAAGAAGACTTAACAGATCAATGGATGACGAATCTATCTGCTGATGTGATTAAAAAGAGTTCAACAACCACTACTACAACGACACAAGCTTAAATATAAAACGGAGGTAGCAAAATGAACGAAGATTACTCAAAAATTGAACTAAACGATGGAACAATTTTGAATTTAGAACCTAAACTGAATATCAAGAAATTATTGATGATCAATAGAGATTTTAACACAGACGAGTTTGCAAAAATGACTGTGGGAAAAGGATCCATGGATATTTCTGTTATTCAAGGTGCAAAGGCTGTGTATATTGCTTACCGCCAAGCGAACATGACTGATTATATTTCATTCGATGAATTTATCGATAAATGGGATTTTGATATGGCTACTGCCAGCTATATTTATCAATTGATGATGTTCAAACAAGCACGAGATGCCTATCAAAAAGAATTCGAAAAAGCAAATAAGGAAAAAAAGCTTCAAAAGTAAAAATGCCAAAGCTCTTAGTTGAAACGTGGGTCGATGTCTATTCGATGTTGACCGACGTTTTTTCTATGCCTTCAGATTTGGTTTTAAGCGATATCTGTTTAGATGACATTTTGCAAATGGCTTACAACAAGAGTGCTTATGAAGGATGGAAAAACTATGCAATAAACCAATCCCAGAAAAACTAAAGAAAGGAGGTAAAAAATGGCTAAAAAGAGAACAGAAGCAGAAGTAACTTTCATAGCTAACGATGACGGATTGAAATCTACGTTAAAAGAAATCAGTGCTGAATTAACTAAAAATAGAGCAGAATTAAAACTAGAACAAGCTCAATTACAACAGACTGGTTCTGAATCAGACAAGTTAGGAAGTAAATTATCTTCTTTAGAAAAGCAGTATGAATTACAAAGTCAAAAAGTTGAAGTAACTAGTCAACGTTTAGCCAATGCCAAAAAATATTATGGAGAAAATTCCACCGAAGTTCAGAAACTTGAAAGAGAACTGATTAATCAACAAACAGCACAACAACGTTTGTCAAACGAAATTGATAAAACGAGTAATGCACTAGCTCAAGCAAAAGGCGAAATACAGACGTACGAGTCTACAATGCAACAGTTGGACAGTGAACAGAAAAATGTTCAAGCTAGTGCTTCTCTGATTGAATCAGAATATAAAAAATGGCAAGCAACTGCTGGTCAATCAGCTTCTGAATCCGAGAAATTAGCGAAAGCCCAAGAATTTGTTTCTCAACAATCTGAAAATGCGGAGAAAACGATAGATATCCTAAGACGACAGTTAGAAGCTACACAGTCTGAATTTGGCGCTACATCCACAGAAGCAATGCAGATGGAAGCGAAGCTTAATGATGCTGAACGTGAATTTGAAGAGTTAGGACAAGCTGCTAAAAATGTAGATACAACTAACTTGGACGATATCGGAAGCAAAATAGATATGAATAATTTAATGGCAGCTTCTGACGTTTTAAGCGACATTGGCGATAAGCTTACAGAATTAGGGAAACAAGCAGTGGACTCTGCTAACAGTGTAGGTAGTTCCCAGAGTAAGATACAAGCTAATTTTGGTTTGACTAAACAAGAGGCTGAAGAATTAACGAATGTAGCCAGAGACATTTATTATAAAGGTTTTGGAGAATCGTTAGATCAGTCCACAGATGCATTGATTTTGGTAAAGCGTAATTTAGGCGATTTAAATAATCAAGATTTACAAAATATCACGGAACAAGCTATGGTCCTAGAAAACACCATGGGCGCTGATATGGATGAAACGTTACGTGGTGTAAATGGCTTAATGGTCAACTTCGGATTGAGCGCTCAAGATGCAATGGATTTAATGGTTTCGGGTACTCAAAACGGTTTAGATAAAACGCACGAATTAGGCGACAATATGGCAGAATATAGCCAATTATGGAGTCAAATGGGATATTCAGCTGATGAAACGTTCGGAATGCTTCAAAATGGTTTAGATGCGGGTGCTTATAACCTTGATAAAGTCAATGACTTAGTTAAGGAAATGGGAATATCGTTAACAGATGGTCGATTTGAGCAAAACATGGATATGTTTAGTGAAAGTACTAGAAAAGCTTTTGAAGAGTGGAAAAATGGCGGAGGAACACAAAAAGACGTTATTAATTCCATGATTCAAGATTTTAGCAATATGGATGGTCAATACGACCAATTAAATAAAGCTTCGACAATTTGGTCTGCGCTTGGCGAAGATAATGCAATGAAAGTTGTCCAATCTTTAACTGATGTTAACCATACATTTGATGATGTTAGTGGATCTGCACAAAAAATGAATGAAGATTCTACTACTCCGTTGCAAGAGTTGAACGGGAAAATAGCTGAATTAAAGGATTCATTAGCTCCCATAGGCAACACAATCATAGATGCACTCGAACCAGTAATTGATTTTCTAGGAAAGATGGCTGATGCGTTTAATAATCTTCCACAACCAGTACAGGATTATGCCGTAGCAATTGGCGGATTGACTGCTGCATTTACTTTATTAATGCCAATAATAGTTGGCTTCATGGCTCTAGGTGGTCCTACTACATTAATAATAGGAGCAGTTATTACTGCTATTGCTGGAGTTATAGCAATTATAAAAAACTGGGGTGCAATTACTGACTGGTTTAAGGGAATATGGAGTAAATTCACTGATTGGTTGGGTGGTACTTGGGAAAGTATAAAAGAAGGTGCCTCATCAGTTTGGGATGGAGTTAAAGAAACCTGGTCTGGATTTGTAGATTGGGTTCAAGATATTTGGCAAGGAGTTTCTGATTGGTTTGGAGAGCTATGGAGCGGATTAGTTGAAGGAGCTTCCAACATCTGGCAAGGAGTCCAAGAAACTTGGCAAACATTCGTTGATTGGGTTTCAAATATTTGGAACGGAGTCAAAGAAGTATGGTCGATTATTTGGGCAGACATTGTAGGAATTGTTCAAATACCATGGACATTAATAACGTCATTGATTCAAGCTGGTATTAATATTATCGTGGGTATTTTTGATGTAGCTGGACAGTTATTAGGCACAGCTTGGCAAGCTGTTTGGACACCTATTTCTGATTTCCTTAAAAATATTTGGGATACTATGACACAATGGATAAGCATCGCTTGGAACGGAATTGTAACTACATTCCATACTATATTTGATCCAGTAGTGGCATGGTGGAATGGTATATGGACATCTATTAGTACTACGGCTTCAAATATTTGGAATTCAATTAGTGCAACAGCTTCTAGTATTTGGAACAGTATCAAGAATACAATCACTAGCTTGGTACAAGCAGCTGCTACAGTAATTCAAAATATTTGGTCAACTGTATCTAGTTGGTTAGGTGGAATTTGGAATTCAATCAGCTCTACAGCATCAAATATCTGGAATAGTGTGACTAGTAGTATAAGCAATGCTATAAACGCAGCTAAAAGTGCCATTCAAAGTGTTTGGAATAGTATATCTTCGTGGATCAGCGGAATTTGGAACGGTATCAAAAACACTGCTTTGAATCTTTGGAATGGAATTACAAGCACTATTAGCTCTAAAGTAAACGATGGAAAAAATGCAATTTCAAGCGGTTGGTCCAGTCTAACAGGTATTGTTTCCGACATATTCAATAATGTTAAAAGTACAATTGCTAACATTTGGGAAGGTATCAAAAAGACTGTTAGCGCTCCGATTGATTGGATTAGAGATAAAATCAGTGGCATCTTTGATAATCTGAATATTTCGATACCACATATTCCGTTACCACATTTTAAATTGAGTGGGGAATTCAATCCATTGAAGGGAAAAATCCCAACGTTGGGTGTTGATTGGTATGCGAAAGGTAGTGTGTTTAATTCTCCGAATATTATCGGTGTCGGTGAAGCAGGACCTGAAGCAGTTTTACCTTTGAAAAGATCTGTGCTGCAAGAAATTGGTGATCGTATCTTGAGTAGCACATCAGTTTCATCTAGGGCACAAACGATTCAACCTGTGAACAACTACGAATTCAATTTCACAATTGATGGTAACGCAGATGAAGTTACTATGAAGCAAACAACTCAACAAATCATTGATAGCATTACAAAAGTTCAAAATGATAATGCTTCGGCATGGCGTTAAACAGGAGAGTATTTCTCCTGTTTTTTTAGTATTAAAAAGGATGTGAAAAAATGACTGATTGTATACATTCTATAATCGATGGATTTCCTGATTATTTGCATAAATTGGCTTTAGCTGAAAGACCAACCATACCTTCTCCAAAAAGGCAGAGAGTTGAAACTTCTGTTTTAGGAAGGTTAGGTGGCTTAGTACAAGATTACTCGTTTGAAGACATGTCGTTTACATTGCACTATAACTATTTAGAGGATGTGGAAGACCATCAAGCGTTCAAGCAATCGTTTTATATCATGCGTCATTGGTTAAATTATGCAAAGAAATTAGAATTCTCTGATGATCCCAACGTCTATTATGTTATCCAGACTATCGATATTGGGGATGCAGAAAACGATATCGTTGAATGGGGAGAGTTCGATGTGAATATCACTGCGAAACCATTCGCAAGAGTTCAAGAAGACGTACCAATAACCGTAGATAAACCACAGTCATTTAACTTGCTGAATAATAGTTTAGAAGAAAGTTTTCCAAAGATTATCATCACTCCTTCAGCTACTTCATGCCAGTTCATCTTAAATGATTATGTGTTTAGTTTTGAAGGCTTAGTAGTAGGAACTGACGTAGTCATTGATAGTGATTTGATGCTTTGCTACGAAGAGCAATTGGACGGAGATATTTTAGATCGGTCCAACAAAATGAAGACCATGCAATATCCGACATTGCAAGTGGATATTAATTATTTTAATTGTACTGGTTTGAGCAAAATACAAATTTATCGTAATGGATTAAGGTAGGTGAAATAGATGATCGATAATTTAATAACTATTTACGATAAAAACGACGCGAATAATTTAGCTGAACATTTATATGATACGCAAGGTTTAGGCGCTTTGTCAGACTGGTTAACAGCTACTGTTAGCAATAAATTAAACGGAGCCGAGATATTTCAGGGTACTTATCCAATAAGCGGAACTAATGCAGATTTGATTGTAGAAGGACGTATTATTCAGTGTTATGTAGATGAAAATCGAGCAAAACAGCGTCTAAGGATTTATTATGCAAAGACTTCTGTAATAGGCAATACGATAGAAGTAAAAGCTGAACCTATTTTCAATGATATAAGAAAATCGGTGTTGAATAAATACGACAGCGGAACAGAAAAGATCACTGCTACTCAGGCATGGCAAAACGCAAAAGCTTTAGCGAAACCAGTTATTCCTTCGCAGTTTTCTTTCACATCATTAGTAGATACGCTTGCTAATGTGAAGATAGAAAAAGCGAATTTTTTAGAATTCTTTGGTGGAAAAGAGGGGTCTATTCTAGATCGATTTCATGGTGAATTTCTAAAAGATAATAACACATTACGTCATGAAACAAGGCTAGGCACGGATCATAAAATCAAAGCGATTTATACTAAAAACTTAACTGGTCTTGACTTAGAGATAGATGCTCAAAGCGTTTTAGTTGGAGTTTATCCATTCATTAGCAGTTCTTCAGAAGGAGAAGACGAGATCACTCTACCAGAAGAAGTCATTTTCACGGATTACGTGGAAGATTATCCTGCTGGATATGTTTCTTTTGTTGATTTCAAAGACAAAGCGACTGATGTGGCCACATTAAGGGAAGCTGCTAAAGACTGGTTGAAAACAAACATAGATAAACAAAAACCACAAGTGAGTGGTTCGATTGAATTAGTACCATTGAGGCATCAAAGAGGCTATGAAAAATTTGTTGATCTAGAAAAAGTTTCGATGGGTGACGGAGTAGATGTGTATCATCCACAGTTAAAAGTGAATATGTCAGCAAGAATCGTGGAATATACGTTTAATGTTTTAACTAATTCATACGATAAATTAGTTGTAGGGAACGTCAAAACAAACTTCTTAGAAAACACAGAGAATAATGTAAGCAATTTGATTAATGATGCCATTGATCAATTGAAAAATGGTGGCGAAATCAGCGATTTAATCAATGATATTGTAGATCATCAAACTGATATGATTACTGGTCAAGATGGGGGTTATGTTTTATTAGATCCTAAAGAAGCGCCTAGTCGTATTTTGATTATGGACACGCCAGATAAGAATACCGCACGGAATGTTTTACAAATCAACAACGCGGGTATTGGTTTTTCTAAAACTGGTATTAATGGAACATATGAAACCGCATGGACGTTAGATGGCGGATTCAATGCCTCGTTTATTACAGCTGGTGAGATAGTAGGGATTACTATTAGAGGTACTACATTAATTAGTGATGGTGCTGATTATAGAACAAGTATAGCTAATGGCAAAATGACTTGGTACTCAAAAAAAGTTAACAAAGATATTATGGAACTAGAAGCACGTGATTATGTAAGTGCTGATGCCGGCATTGTATCATACACCATGAAAACTGGTGGTGGTTTCATGATTAGAAATCCACAGGGTAACTTGGTTTTTAGTACGTGGGATAATGGTAATAACAGACCGTTTTTATCTTTTGGTGCGCCAAATTTCAGATACAGTAATGCTAGTTATATAAATGATGGTGACGGTAATTCTTTAGGTATTGATGGTAGTGCAGGTAATTCATGGGAATTTAAAGTAGCTGGTAGGACTATGAAATTTACTAGTGACGGTATGCTAACGTTGCCAGGTTGTTTTTTTGGTTCATGGGAAGATGGGAAACTTGCTAGGTTTGAACAATCAACGGTACAAGTATATAAAGATTTTACTGTTAGAGGTACTAAAAACTCAACCGTACCAACAGAACATTATGGACAACGACTATTAAACGCTTATGAAACTCCAGAATATTATTTCGCTGATTATGGGGAAGCCGTTACAGGTGATGATGGTAAAGTTCGTGTTGATATTGACCCCATGTTTGCTGAGACAGTAAATCTAAGTCGATATATGACACATGTGACACCTACAGAACTAGTTTTGTGTGCTGTTACTCATGAAGATATTGACCATTTCATCATTGAAACTAGTAAGCCAAACGTATTAGTTAGATGGAATTTAGTAGCACACCGTCTAGGGTATGAAGATATTAGATTAAAAGAGGATACAGCATATGATAGCACAGTGCTTGACCAAAAACGTTTTTAAAACGAAGACAAGGAGGTATATAAATGGCTAGCAGTTTATATAATTTGGCTTTAGATTTCAGCAAAGAATTAAACTACACCAAAGCTATTATGGCTCGTCAAGGTGATAAAGGAATTACGGTGACTGTTAAACCATTTTTAAATGGCTTGCAGATGGATACGAGTGGCGGAACATTTACTTTAAAAGGAACAACACCATCTAACCGTTACGTAGATAGTGTGGCAACTAGCGTAACTAGTGAAGAAGTCACATTTTCTCTTGATGGCACATTTATGAGTGAAGCAGGATATTATAAACACTGCTATGTAGAATATAGAAAAGACGATCAAATTTTAACGACGCAAGATATCATTTTTTTCTCACTAGGAGTGTCTGACATTTCGCAAGGCCAAGCCGATGAATATGTTTCGCAATTAGAAGAATTGATTCGAAAGTACAACGAAACTTTTGATGCTTTTATGGCTGAAATCAAAGGTAGAGTGGATAGCTTAAATCAACAGATTACTGATTTAACTGGTCAAGCTAAAACGCTACAAGACAAGTTAGATGCTCTGAAAGAAGAAATTTCTAAGTTAGGTAACTTACAAGTGATGTACAGTAACAGTTTAGACTTCGGTGCTTATGATTACTCAGGAAACCCAAATCTAATGCGTGTAATTAAAGCTTCTGATTTTATTATAGAGAGTGAGACGTCACTCTCAGACGTAGGATACAATAGTATGCGTTTAACTTCTCGAGGGGTTGACCGTCTTTTTGTGACTGCTTTAAACAACATACCTAGTTTAGTTAGCGGTAAAACGTATACTATAAGCGCAAAGGTTAAACTAGAGGAAGGTATAACTGGCAACATTGATAAAATTAGAATTTGTTATCGTAAAACTAACAGTGGTACTATTTTATTAGAGGCTACCACTAAAGGCGTAGAGGTAGGAAAAGAAATAACAATTAAGGGAACAGAAATAGTTAATTATGAAATAACAGATTTATCAAGTTTTTATTTAACTATTGATACGGAAATAGGATCTAAAATAAACGGTAGTGTAATTGTTAGTGATATTAAGATTGAAGAAGGCTCAACAGCCACACCATACCAGCCAAACTTACTTGATGACCCTTACTGGCTAGGTAAAGCGCCTTTGGGTGAAAATATTGCTGACCATACAAAAACCTTTCCTATTAAAACGCGCGCATATTCAGTGTATAGCGGTACAAACACGGAACCTTATATAGCAGGTCAACAATATACAATAACTATGAAAGCTACTAAACCAGCAACGCAAGTATTTAATGTTTTTCTAAATGCAGGAACAATAGGTTTTGGCACAATGACCCCTGTAGAAGGTTTAACTGATGTTTGGCAGAAGAGCGTTACTGTTAGTCAAGATCTTATAGATGCCGGGGTAAAAGATAGACTTACAATTTATCAGGTACCTAATTCGTCTGTAGGAGATGTTCAAATTGAATGGCTCAAGATTGAAAAAGGCGACACACGAACTCCCAATATTAGTGAGTATAAATATCGTGGTATTGGTATGCGAGACTCAAACAACCCAAAAGATTATGTATGGGATCTAGCACCAGAATATGTCGAAGCTGAAGTAACTAAAAAAGTAGCTCAAGTTAATTCACAGTTGAAAGAGCATGTTAATGATACGAACAATCCGCATGAGGTTACTAAAAATCAAGTAGGCTTGGGTAATGTTGATAATTTTAGCACTGCGACTCAAACAGAAGCAGAAAAGGGCGAAGCATCAAATAAATTTATGACGCCACAAAGAACAACTCAAATGATTACAAAACGGATTGCTACAGATGCAGAAGTAGTAGCAGGAACAGATTTAAATAAGTTAGTTACACCAAAATCATTGGATATTTATTACAGAGACAGAACGCAAGTTGCGGTAGCTAGCTATGGTACTGAGGACATTGCTTTGACAGCCAAAGAGGAGCTTAGTGAAGCAAGTTGGAGATACAGACGCATCGGAGATATTGTAGAGTTTTATGGTAGATTTAAATTAAAAGAAGCTACAGATATTGTTAATGTTCATGAGCTTCCTACAGGATTTAGATTAAGTACTGATTTTGATGATACTTCTTGGAATGTACCTTTAAATATACAAAAAGCAGCTAATCCAACATCGTATGTAGCAGGTGCGTTTGTTGAACGTCAAGGAACGAACTTACTAAGAGTTGGTGGAAATTCATCAGGAAACCATTATGTGTCGGGGTGGTGGTATACCGATGACCCTTTCCCGACTGGCTGATGGTTGAAAATTTACGACTGTCAGCCCATAGAGGTGCACATAATTTTGCTCCAGAGAATACTATAGAGGCGTATAAAATAGCAATTGATTTAAAATATGGAGCAATTGAGTTAGATCCACGAGCGAGTTCTGACGGCGAATTATTTATTATGCATGATGATACTGTCGATAGAACGACAAATGGAAATGGATATATTGCTAATATGGATTCGGAACAAATTCGTCAATTGGAAATTGACACTTCAAATTATCCAGAATATAAAAACAAGATATTAAGGGTACCTACATTTGAAGAGTCTGTAAAAATAATTTCCACAGGAAATATAATACTGAATGTGGATGGATCAAAGATAGACTTTTCAAATACAGCAATTACCAAGAAAATGATTAATATTCTTAAAAAATATGAAATTTACCAAAATACATTTTTTGTTATTTCGAATACGTCTCAAAGATATGCGTTTAATCAAAGTTATCCAGACGCTACTTTATCTTGGTTATTAACGGATTCTAGCATGATTGATAATGCCATAACGGAAGTGAAAAGTTACCAGAAAGCACTCCTCTCTATTCCTTTAAATATAGTTACAGATGATATTTTAGATAAAGTCCATATAATTGTGTAAAAGATAAAAGGCCATGTAACAGCCCTTTTACGGTACAATGTTTTTAACCACAAAAACATACCCAGGAGGACGTTACATGACCCAAGTACATTTTACACTGAACAACGAAGAGGTTCAAAGTATTATTGAACATTCGGTAAAAGATGATGTTTCTAAAAATATTTTAACCACTGTTTTCAACCAATTGATGGAAAATCAACGAACAGAATATATTCAAGCCGATGACTATGAACGTTCAGAAAGTCGTCAGAGTCAAAGAAATGGCTATTATGAGCGAGACTTTACGACTCGTGTGGGTACACTCGAATTAAAAGTGCCTAGAACACGTGATGGTGAATTTTCACCGACGGTGTTTGAGCGTTATCAGCGAAATGAAAAGGCACTGCTCGCTTCAATGCTTGAGATGTATGTTTCGGGCGTTTCGACACGTAAAGTTTCAAAGATTGTTGAAGAGCTATGTGGAAAATCTGTATCGAAATCTTTTGTTTCTAGCCTGACTGAGCAGTTAGACCCGATGGTCAACGAATGGCAGAACCGTTCACTCTCAGGTACGAATTATCCTTATCTGATGACTGATGTTCTCTACATAAAAGTCCGTGAGGACCATCGAGTGCTTTCTAAAAGCTGCCATATTGCGATCGGGATAACAGAAGGTGGCGACCGTGAAATCATTGGCTTCATGATTCAAAATGAAGAAAGTGATGACACATGGTCCATCTTCTTTGAATACTTAAAAGAACGCGGCCTAAAGGGGACAGAACTCATCATTTCTGATGCCCATAAAGGCCTAGTGTCTGCGATTCGTAAGTCATTTACCAACGCAAGTTGGCAGAGATGCCAGGTCCATTTTTTAAGAAACATCTTCAGTTCTATTCCAAAAAAGAATTCAAAACCGTTTAGAGAAGCAGTAAAAGCGATCTTTAAGTTTACGGATATTGAACTCGCTCGAACAGCTAAGAATGCCTTAGTCGGTGAATATATCGACCAGCCTAAATATACAAAAGCCTGCGAAATATTGGATAATGGCTTCGAAGATGCCTTTCAATACACGGTTATCGGAAATAGTCATAATCGGCTAAAAAGCACCAACCTTCTTGAACGACTGAACCAGGAAGTCCGCAGAAGAGAAAAGATTATTCGGATTTTTCCCAACCGAACGTCTGCCAATCGATTAATTGGAGCTGTCCTTATGGACCTTCATGACGAATGGCTCAGTTCTACAAGAAAATATATTAAGTTTGATCAATGAGAGACCGGTAAAACATTGTATAGTATTTTACACAGGATTATGGACTTGACTATATTTTAGAAAAACTGAGAAATACAAATATTTATTATCAAATATATAACGTGAACACTAAAACAGATTTAAATCACCTTCTTATAAAGAAAACACCTATGATAGAAACCGATATATTATTACCTTAGTCTTTTTTATTTGATATACTTGTTTTTGAGGTGATTCCGAAAGTGAAAAAAATATCAAAGATATTAATTATATTTTCCATTGTTTTAACTGGATGCGTTTACTCATCCAGTAGTTTGTTGAACCATAAAGAAACTTATCTAGTAGCCCATAGAGGCGCACATATAGTTGCTCCAGAGAATACAGTCGAAGCCATGAGAGAAGCCAAGTCACTTGGCTATAATGCAGTAGAAGTTGATGTAAGAACTAGTAAAGATGGAGTGAATTTCTTGATGCATGATGACACTCTTGACAGGACAACGAACGGAGAAGGACAACCAGAAAGGCTTACAATCAAACAACTTAAAGAATTATCGGTAGATACTTCAAATTATCCAAAATATAAAGACAGAAAAATTAATATACCAACTTTTGACGAAGCAATTAAAGAAATAAGTAAAGACAAATTAATTGTTAATGTGGATGGATCAAAGGGAGATTGGAATAACGATAAATTTGTTGGATCAATTGTAAATACTTTAAAAAAATATAATGTATATAATCGTTCTTTTTTCGTTCTTACAAATAAAAAAATTAGAGATAAGGTAGTAAAGAATCATCCTGATTGTACGGTTTCATGGTTATATGATTCAAAAAATAGCATTGATGATGATATACAGCAAGTTAAGCAATATAATAAAGCTTTGCTATCAGTATCGAATGACTTAGCAACAAGTCAAGTAATTGAAAAATTAAATAAATCTGGAATTATGTACCAGATTTATGGCGTTAATGAGGTTGAAAGATTCAAAAAGTTAAAATCATTAGAGGTACCTATAGTAGAGACAGATACAATTAATCCGAATGAAATATAGAATAAATTAGAATAGAAGCGTACTCAAACGAGTGCGCTTTTTATTTTGCAATGAAAGGAGGCTAGTTGGTTGAAAGACGAAGCAATACAAGACGTGGTAGAACGCTTAGTGCGTATTGAAACGAAACTGGATAATTACGAATCATTACGCGAAAAAGCGGAAAGTGCAAAAGATAGAGCGGATCAGGCATACTCTATTGCGCTTAATAATGCGGAAGATATCAAAGAAATGAAAGCCAATAATAAATGGTCGTGGGGTTACATGATTGGTTTAGGCATTACGATCATTGGCTATTTCTTGACTAAATTGTAAAGGAGGTGAGAAGAAATGATTTTACCAGATAAGTATTATCAAGTCATTAAATGGACGGTTTTAACAGTTTTACCAGCTGCATCTGTTTTAGTAGCCACGTTAGGAAAAGCGTATGGATGGGATGGAACAGATATGACAGTACTCACTATCAATGCAGTAGCAACATTTTTAGGCGTTATCACTGGTGTGTCGGCATATAATTTGAAAAAATAGGAGGAAACAA